TTTCAATATACTTGTCGAGGATTTTTACGGCTTGAGTTCTAAACTCTTGGATAGTTGCGACCGGCACAACAGCAACTCGCTTTGTGTCAATCTCTCTATCTGCCAGCATTTGCTTAGAGATAGCAGATTCGGATTCGAAGTAGAAGACGAATCCAGTTTCGTTGTCTCTGAGGAACTGTCGCACAATGTTGATTGCGTAAAAGGTCTTGCCGGTTGAAGGCTCTCCGGCAAGAGCGGTAACCTTATTTGCGGGAAGACCACCGTAAATAGAGCCAGAGAGGAGAGCGTTAAGACTATAGCTCCCGGTGCCAATAAAACCAGTAACATCACCAGCTTCAACACCCTCATCAGCAATACCCGCATACTCATTATCAATCTCCTTTAGTAGGGAGTTAAACATATTAGACATATAGATTCTCCTATATTATGATTATCGTCAAGATTCTCCTTGACGCCGTATTTAGCAGCGAACGATATCGTCTTCGCTACATATCTCACCCATCTGGACTTCGATTGCGATCAAAGTTTCATGTAGGTGAGTATTCGTAATCTTGTGTAGAGCCATTCGAGGAACATGGAATGATTCGCCCTTACTAACAGTAAAGATATTACCATCAACGATGACCTTGCCTTCACCCTGTACAATCGTCCAATGTTCCGAACGATGATTGTGATACTGTAGTGAAATAGCCTGATCAGGTAGAATATGTAGGCGCTTTACCTTGTATCCCTGATCTACATCAAGTACATGCCATTCACCCCACGGGCGCTTCATCGATTCATGTAACATCGGTTGATTCCTATCATTCAAATCATCATAACTATCCATTATTCCAACTCATCCATTGTTAAGTATTCCATTCGTCTTGATCTACTCATCGATATGTTGAATGCTAATAGAAGCAATACCGCTAAAGGATCAAACACAAATATGAGAATTATTATAACAAATCTGACGGCTTTGTCAAGCAATTGTTGATCATCTGACCCATAGATAAGTTCAGCAACATATTTTAGTGGGCCAACTTCCGCTTCAATCTTCTTTTGATTGGATTGTAGTTTGATCCTATCAGTCTTTAATTTGCCGATCTTATCAATCTCTGCTCTTTTTTCATCCACAAGAGTTTGTCTTGTTTCCTTTTGTTGCTTTGCCGCTTGTAGGGAAGATTTAGTCTGTCCCTTTTCAATCATCTTTGAAATAGAATCATCGATAACTCTTATCTGTTTATCTAAATCTGCGATGCGTTCCTCTTGGAACTTTATATCGTTATCAACAATTTCGATTTGATCACTAACACCAGTATTCATTGTTAGTGTCTGTTCTATGTGCGCTCTTGATAAAAAGCCAAAGATTCCCATGCTTGTTATCAGCATGAGAACCACTATTGCTATTGTGAGATATGACTTGATTAGAAACGGCGTTTGTTTCCAGTTATTGTATAGCCATGATACTGCGACAAGTTTGCCAAACTCAAGTGAAGTTCCCATAATGACCACAGGCCAAAATGCTCCTGCAAAGATAGCAGTAAGTCCTATAATTGAATAATAGGCAGCCACGCCTGATATGATTAGTCCTGTTAGAAAGACCAGATAGTTTAAGAGATGTTGTTTCATCTCTTATTTATCTATCACATCTTCATAATTGCTTGTCTGCCCTTAAGCTTTTCTCGTCTCACAATAGGAGTAAGTGCGTCGATAAATCCTGGAATATAGCTCATCTGATTAACAAGAAGAAAATCGTAGTTCATATTTTCAATGTTATCGATATCTCCTTGGATAACTTTATAGTAGATATTATTTAGCTCCATTGTGTATAACGCTGCATTGAGAGAATAGATGTTGTTATCTAAACCAACAACATCAAAGCCCTCGCGCGTGAGAAGAAGATTGTTGATACCAGCACAAGTGCCAATATCAAGAAATTTCTTACCTACAAAATCATCTCTTTCACTCATGATAGTATTAAAGATAGCAGTGCTATGATCAGTAGGATCTATTGTGCCGTTGTAGATGTAAGTCGGAACACGAACTCCCGCTATCTCTAATATATCACGACTTTGCCAAACAAGTCTATCATCTTCGTTATAGTATTGGCTATTGTGCTTTTTGATTTCATCTATCATCATGAAAAAAAGTCCTCTAATGAACTGACTTGTTCTGTTTTCCAACCAATGCTATCAAGGATGATCTTCAATGGTTCCACAAAAGACTTCTCGAATTGTGTGTCGTGGTCGATATACGATTTCAATTCAAATTCATCTGGCAGCGATTGCGGGAAAGCAATCACATTCGAATGAATAGGATTTGGCTCTTTCAGGAAGAGGAACTTGATCTTCTCACCTTCTTTGATAAGAGGCAACTTCTTGTCGAGATTGTTGATAACGACAAAAGCATTATACAGTAATGAACCTCTTACATGAATTGGACAACCTTTGCCATACACCATGTTCACATCTGAAAACTTTGCAAGACCATTCACACCGCGAGGGAATGAAATATCAGCAATAGCTTGATGACGGAACTCTTGACGCCATGTTTCAACCATACTGATCATATCATCCTCAGTCTTGTTGAGAACAACATCGATTGCTTCCCAAAGGATCTTGCGACAATAAGATGGAGTAGAAGACTTGATCATCTCAAGACCCATGATCTTTACCTTAGGATGAGTGTACTCAACACCTTCGTTGTTATACACATTCAGAATGTAACGCTTCTTGGCTGTCCAGATACCTTTGTCGGCCAAAGCTTCACGCTTCATCTGCATCTTCTGTTCGTATGCATTTACATACTCAGCAAGCTCAGAATAAGCCTTGTCAATAAACGGTTGAATCCGATCTTCACACGCCTTATCCATGAAGGTGATGATTTCTCTTGTAGTAGCATTCGGCTTCTGCTTAACAATAGTTTCGCTGACCAATTTATCAAGCGATAGATAAATCGAGTCCGTATCTGACGCAATGACATAATCGTGATCCTTTGTCTTGAGTAGCTTGTTCAGATACTCGTTTATCTTGTTTTCTATCCATCGAATAGAAAGTTGACCGGCCGTGGTAATACCCGAGGCCTGTCTAACGTCAAAGTACCTGAAATATTGGTTGCCAAGAGCGCCGTAAGCCGAATTGAGCGAAACTTTCTTCGCAAGTTGGAGATTGTTATATCGTGCAATGCGCTTTTCAATCTCATAGCGTTTTGATGGGTCGGTCTCTTTCTCAAGTTCTTTCTTAGCCGTAATAGCCTTCTTCTTGTACGCAGAGCGGTCATTGTACATTGTCTCCATAATTTCAGGCAAGAATCCATGGCGTTCTTTTGTAAAGAAATGTCCATTGGGAGTTAGTGTTACATTTGCAGCCTTTAGAATACTGGTACTAACTTCTTGATTGAGCAGGCCATCAATCGATACCTTGTTCATAGCAAACATACGCAAGGTAGGATCATAATGCTCAGGCTCAATGATAGTATCTGGACTGATATTGTATTGCATGATCAGGTGTGGATACAGACTGTTCAAGTCGAATGAAGCAACCCACTTGTGCATACCAAGAATTGGATCCTTAACGAAGGCACCAACATATGCTTCATCCTTATGATGCTTGATGATAGGATCAACAACGATGTTCTTCTTACGGAGATGATTGTATACGATAGCATCCCACATACGCACCTGAGAGAATGCGTCCATGTAGTTTGTCTTGGAATCATACGCAAGAGTTAGAACAAGTTCAATCAGCTTGATCTTATCGTCAATCTTTTCTACCAGTTCGACGTCTTTGATGTTATACTCAATGAATAATTGATAGTTGTCCTTGTAGAGAGTATGAAGATTGCCATACTCTTCATACGAAAGCTTACGCTCACCAACTTCTACATTAGCGATAGCATCAAGCTTATATGATTCCTGAGACTGACCACCAGGAGCAAACTTCTTATACATTGCGAGATAGTCTAGAATAGCAATACCCATTAGATCATAAGCTTGTTCTTCTGCGCCATTATATCCACGAATCTTACGCTCATTCACAATCATCCAAGGAGACAGACGCTTTGTTGCGTCTTCACCAAGGACATTACGAATACGATTGACAAGATAGGGAATATCGAAACGCTCAACATTCCAACCAGTTATGATATCTGGATAGTTGTCGGCCCACTCATCAATGAATCGCTTGATTAGATCGATTTCATCACGGCACTGAATATACCAAACATCATCGCGCTTGTTATCAAACTTGCCACAACCCAGCACAATAAACTTGCCTTGATTGTTCTTGAATGTGATTGCTGTGATAGGCTCACAGGCTTGACCAGGCTCAGGGAATCCATTCTCGGATCCAACCTCGATATCGATATTGGTAACATTGATATGACTTAAGTCCCAGTCCACATCATCACTGAAATGGTCTGCGATAAAAGCATACTCATACTTTTGATTCCCATAGATTTTGAAGTTCTGCACATCTTTGTATGTTTCAACAAAGTCCCTTGTTTCGCGGATGTTGCCTGGCTTCATTTCGGCCATGGCATCACCAGAAACGGAAGTAAACCCTGTATGCTCTTTTGCTGGAACATACAGGGTTGGGAAATAATCAATCTTTCGCTTGACTTTTCTTCCGTCTTCTACACCGCGATACAGGATACGAGAACCGTAGACCTGAACATTAGTATAGAAAGATTTCATTTAAGCTCCTGGCATAATAAGATTACTGGAAGGTACAACAAGTCCACCAAACATGGAATTGTACTGATTGATAAACTCTTTGATGGGATTGATTATAGCAAGAATATGAGACTTGTCAATAGTAAATGTCTTATCATCACTAAATTCTGCCCATGGAGCAAAGCCAACATTTGGAGTCTTAGGATCAACCTTGTTAGGCATCACAACGATACGAACAGGATTCTTGATTATCACACTTGTTGGAATAGGCGACGAATCTGTAACTTCACCAAGTAACTCTTCGCCTGTAACAAGTCTTAGAATCTTTACATTAGCGGCCATTATTCCAACTCCATCATATAATCGAACACTCCAACTGTCATCCACTTTTCAGGGACATATGTCATCCGATTACCACTCTCAGTCTTATAGACACACTTGTTATCATAGTCCATGACCTTAGCCAACTTCTCCCACTTGCCATCATAGGCGCGTTGTACGAACTGAGTTTCAAGAATATTCATTATATACTTCTCCAAATTAATTAAATATTGTGCCGTTCATTTTTTCTTCGGTGGTAACGAATATCATCCGTTCGCTGTCATC